GTTCCACGCAATATCCGACACCGCTTGCTGTGCGACTTCTTCCGCCGTTTCTGATGCAACGCCGATTCCCGCCGATTTTGCGAAAATCTTCGCCACCTCGCCCACACTTTGCGCGGACGCAATGGAACGCGCCGCGTTGCGGATAATCGACTGCGCGCCCGTCGCCGCCGTCCGTCCTGCAATCTTGCGCGCGCCCATGCTTAAGGCCCTGAGACCCATACCAAACGACGCAAATTCAATTGCCGCGTTAGTTATACCAACAGCCGTGGCCGCCTTTGCCGCCGTTTCTGCGGACATCTTCCCGTATTCCCCGCCGGTACGATATTCAAGATATGACAAGCCGCGCTCCATTTCGTTCATACGGTTAAACAGGCCCGCACGATACCCCAAGCCGGCGCCGGTAATAAAGCCGGGAATTGCACCAACACCGCCCGCCGCCGCACCGGCCGCCGCGCCCATTAAAGACCCGATCATGATTTCCTTGCCGGAATTAACGGATTGATTGGCCATCATGTATAGCTGGCTTGACGTGTCATGAATGATACCGCCGTCGCCCGACTGCGACATGATATACTTCTGCAGATTCTGAATTTTTGCGTCTAATTCGTCAGTATTTTTGCCTTGCGCCTCTAACTCCATGCGTTCATTGCCCATAGCGGATAATTTAATTTGCGCGTCCATTTGGCGAATACCCGACGTAACATTATCCACAACGCCCATTGTTTGCTTAACGTCGGAATAATTGTGTACACGAATTGCCCGTTCCGTCTGTGAAATGTCGTTCCAGTCGCTCCACGTTTGCGCGAATTCGTCGTCACGCTTGCCCATTTCCAGCGTTTGAAAAGTGTTTTCCCAACGCTTCAAACTTTCTTCACCGGAAACAGAAACGACGTCGGGAGACACTTGCAGACGGTCCGCGATCTCTTTTGCGCGGCGCGAATAGTCCTCTTTGCCCCAAAAATAAGAACGCCCGATTTCACTATTTCGCACTTGTTCCCACAAAGTTGGCGGCTGCTCGATCGGCTTTGCGTTGACCAAGCTGGCCGCCGCGTCCGCCTCTTGTTGTATCGGAGACGGCGCAATTTTAGGCATACCAAAGCCGGACGAACGAAACGCCGCGTCTGCCTGTTTTTGCCGTTCTTCTCTGTTATCCATGTATACCCCCTATTGTCCAAGGCCCCCGTACGCTCCGGAACGAACGCCCTCAAGCCATTGCGGCACCTGATCCGCGCCAACGTCTATAAATTCACCGTCCGGCGCAAACATGCGAATAAATATTTCGCCCCGTTCGTTGCTTACTTCTTGCGCGTTAGAATACCCGTATGTACCCAACTCCGCACGCGTGATCTGCGTTTGCGGGTGATGCGCAAAGGATATATTGTCCGTCATTAACCGCGCGGCCGTTTGTTCCAGCCAAGCCGGCGGCGGCATTTGTCCTTGATGTTCTTGCTGGTACTTTACCGCCTCATTATTAAGGGCAACCGATGCGCCCGCCCACATTGTGTCAAAGTCGCCGCGTTTATTGCCTACTAGTTTTTTTACTGCCGACTTAATTGCGCCGTCGTTTGTGTACCGATATTTGCCCGTGCCCTCATTGGCCGCCGTTAATTCATTGCTTAATTGCTTATATTGCGCAAACGTCGGTTTTAAGCCGTGGCGTTCAAAAAAGCCGGTCAGATCTTCTTGATCTTGAATTTGACGCGTCGCAATCAACTGTTTTATACCGTCCATTTGCGAATCGTGTATCTTTGCGCCCTCCGCTTTAAGCGCCCGAATAGCGGGCCGATAGGCGCGCTTTAAGTCCTCATTGCCCGCCGTTTGTTCCTGCAAGAATTGCAATTGTTCTTCCGGCGTCATTGTTTCAAGTGCATCTTCAATACTGTCTTTTTGACGCTGCAAGTCTTGCCGATACGCGCGTTCTTGTTCCGCCGCTTGCGCTTGAAACGCCCGCCATTCTCGTTCTTCCTGTTCAAACAGTTGGCCTTCCGTTAATTGCCCGCCGCCCATACGCGCCTGTACCTGATCCATGTATTCTTGAATTGACGGATACACTGTTCCGTCGTCGGATATTTGCGGCCGATTAAGCGCCTCTTGCGACCAGCCTGTAACCGGTGAGCCGACATACCAGCATGCGGCCATTTGCCCCGTGTCGCCGCCGGTTAAGTCGTAATACTCTTCCGCCATTGCCCGCGCGACTTTTTCTTGATTTTCCGGCGTTCTCGGCGCGTTTGCATCAAGCCCTGCTTTTGGCGCGTACGTCTGCCATGTACCGTCGATAATCTGATATTTGCCGCGGGCAACTCTGCCGGACGCGGCGTTTGAGTTGTTTTCCACGTTATAGTCGCCGTGGCTTTCCTGCCCACAAGTCGCCGCCAAAAAGCGTTCAACAATTTCTGCGCGACTGCCTCCGCGTCCTTTGTTCTTTTCACGGAACACCGCGGAAAACGCTTCCCGCGTGACCTCCCAAATTCTTTTGCCCTGTCCTGAAAAATATGTTGCATAATCGGCGGCGTTTTCTTTTGCTTGCAATACGCCTTTCTTTTCTTTTGCGGCGCTTTCCAGCTTCTCTAATACGTCACCGGACACCAAGCCCGTTTCGCGCGCGTGTTCAATCGCCGTCAGTGCCTTCGTATAATTGCCCGCATTAATTAATGTTCCGACCATTCTGTTCGTTACGTCTGTATAACGTTTGCGCTGTTCCGCTTGATAGCCGGCCTCATCTAAATAACTCGACTGTAACGCCAAGCCTTGATCGACGCCGTCATAGGCCGCTTTTATATTGCCCGTATTAATAGCGGCCGCAAGCGTCGCTTCCATTTTGTTCGTTGCCGTGTCCGCGATCCATTGTTTGCGGCCCTTTTCTTCCCACCCCAAAATGTCCGCTTCGTTTGCTGTAAGTGATTTTTCCACCTGCCGTTGGAACAACTCCTGCCCGCGCCGCGTTTTTATGCCCGATTCGCTCAATACTTGCGCGCGAATATCTTTTTCCGCCGTCAAATAATCTTCCCGCGTGCGCGTCGCGTTTTCCCCTTGCCGGTACGCCATTCCGCCGTCACCGTATAACACCTCGTTCGTTCGGCGTATGTACTCACTTTGCGCATTGGCGACGCGCAAGGCATCATCATCTTCCTGTCGTTTGATCTGCGCCTCAAGGGCAATTCCCGCGACTTTGCCTAATTGTCCCCACGTTGTGTCATTGCCTCCGCGCGTTTCAAGGTTACCGGCAACGCCTGTTCTTGCTTGTTGCACGTTTCCGCGCACAGAAGGCGTATAAGATTCCAGCTTCATAACTTACCTCCATTTACCCGCAAGCCACGGCGTGTGGTTATCTTTTAATCTGAATTTACCGCCTTGTTTGTATATCGTGTAATTATTATTTGTCATAATGTCGCCAAGCCGCACAGTCGGATCAGGCGCCGCATTGCTATAATTGGCCGCCCCGACGTTTGACCGCAAGTCGTAATATTGTTGCGCACCGCCCAAGATCGTGCCAAGCATTGCCCGGCGTCCTGCAAGTTTTGCATTATACGCGCCCGCCCTTGCTTGTTTGGCTTCCTGCCCGTAATTCCAGCCTTGGACAAATTCGTTATATACGTCATTTCGCTGATTCCGCAAGTTGGCCGCCTTGTCGTCTAAATATCCACCATACGACGCGCCCAAGACGTCCATTAGCGACCCGCCCATTTGCAAGCCGGCCGCGCCTCCCTCCGCCGCGTTTTGCCCGGCAATTAGGCGCATACGATCCCGCATGCGGCCTTCTTCCCGTCCGTATTCTTCCGCAATCTGTTCTTGTCGGCGTTCACTCATTTTTTGATTCGTTAGCGCCGCCTGTTCTTGCGCCCGATACATATTAATATTGGCCTTTGTTTGCGCCCGCTGCCCCATAAGTTGCATACCCACTTGCGCAGCCAACAACGCCACCGGATGACACATTTTATTTCCCCCTTATCTCGAATTTTACAAACTGCACGCCACCAATTTCGACCGTGTCGCCAAACGTCGCGCCAAGCCACGCAAGCCACCGCAACGACGGCGCATTGTTGACACTAACGTAATTCCAAAGCACCGCGCCTTCATTAAGCCATTTATTAATTACGCGCTTGCTTTCTCTTAAAAAGAATTTTGCGTGTTTTTCTGATCCGATGCGCCCCAAGCACCAAATGCCGACGCCCTCCGCGCCGATCACCGGACCGCGCCCGTATACCCAAAGCGCCTCGCCCTGTTCGTCCAGTACGACAAAAGATTCACTTTGCGCGTTATAGGCCGACTGTAACACGGCCTCCACCGGCGACAAGCCAAACGCCTCACATTCTTCCACATCATGCGGCCGCATATTCGCACCCAAACGATGCAACACAGACACGTCAACACTTCGCGCGTCAACCGTTGTAACCTTGGACATGACCGCCACCCACAGAGATCGAACGAATAATCGCCAACACGTTCAACGGAAACGGTTCATCGGACGAAACGCAGACACGCCCGCGCGTGTTAAAGCCGACGTCAATATTCGGCATAACCGCCAAAATATCCCCCGTAAAGTTTTCCGCCGACGGATACGGTAATGCGTCCATGTGCTTAAAATTGTGGCCGATTTTACCGCCTTTTGAGTTGGTTACGCGCAATGTCACCTCATTCACGCGCACCGTTCGCGCCTGTACAGTCCCGTTATTCAATTGCAATTCGACGCCCGGCTGCTCGATCTTCGTTTCATAGGAAAGGCCCGCGGCGCCCGTGTCTGTTTCTGATTCTGTTTGAATCCTTGTTTCGTTTCCGTCCGGTAGCCGCTTATTGTTGACTACCGCCGCAATGGTCTTGCCTTGCAGATGCGGCACTTGAATTGTGCCGTTTTTCGCCTGTACGTAACTGTCCATGTAGACATTGCAGCCTGAACGAAAGCGCTCAATACAACGTTTACCGTTGCGCTCGACAATGACGTAAACCGATTCTTCGCCGTTTTCCTGCACCGTCTCGACCCACAAGAATTTCCCGTCTGTCGTCCAATGCGACCAACCGTAAACGTCTTGTTCGCGTATTAGCGTCAAGCATAATAAAATACCGTCATCGCGCACCATGTATAAAACGGAGTCCGGCTCTTGCGCATAAGCCGCCGTCACAATGGAGTGACCTTGCACCAAGTGTTTCGCCAATAGCGTCAAATCGATCCCGTTATAGTTATCCGATTCATAGGAATAACCCATATCACGCACCGTCGCGCCGCGTGCCTGTACGTATACAAGCCTGTTGCCGATATATACCGGCTCGCACTCTGCCGACCCGCGCATGGTCTGCGTCTTGACTTGCGCCGTTTTCGGCGTAACCGGCTTATCCCCCGGCACGATCCATTCGTTCCCGTCCGTTAATACGATTAAATCCTGCGCCGGCACAAGATGCAAAATGTTATACATTTCGCGCGAAATTAAAGACAACGCCACGGCGGAATCGTCAGTTACTTGTCCGCCCGCTTTTTCTACGCTCAAATTGGCGTAATCGCCCGTCCGGCTTAACCACATTTTGTGTGGATAGGCCTTTG